GACTTGAGTTTGATAATACACCAAGAACATTTGGTGATGGTCGTTATGCTATTAGTCAATTCGTTTCTAGGAATTTAGTGCGATGAAAATTTACATTGGTCCGTATAAAAATTGGATTGGTCCATATCAGATTGCCAAAGCCCTTTGCTTTTGGGCACCAACAGTCAAAGATGAGTATGGATTTAAAGATAAACCAGAATGGGTTCACAATTTTGGTCAATGGCTTGGAGAAAACAAGGATGGTAGTGATTCTTGGTTGTCTAAACTTTGTCAATTCATTGAATCAAAGCGTGAGCGCACAATCAAAATTCGTATTGACAAGTATGACACCTGGAACATGGAGTCTACTCTTGCTCTGATTATTCTTCCAATGCTCAAGCAATTGAAAGAAACAAAGCATGGTGCACCTTTCGTTGATGACAAAGATGTTCCTGTTGAGTTGCGTAGCACTTCTGCACCCCCAAAGAAAGAAGAATACGACACAGATGACAATCATTTTGCCCGTTGGGATTATGTTTTGGATGAAATGATTTGGGCGTTTGAACAGAAGACTATTGATTGGGAACAGCAATACTATTCTGGTGAGCATGATATTCTATGGGTGCCTTCTGATACATTAGACAAGAATGGAAAAGCCTCTTTCATGGAAATGAAGAAAGGTCCAAAAGATACTTTCAAGATTGATAGCAAGCGTCTAGCGAAACATCAGAAAAGAATGAGTAATGGTTTTCGTTTGTTTGGTAGATATTATGAAGGACTTTGGGACTAAATAATTAACCAGCAATCACACACAAAGCTGGTTAACACACACAGGAGAAATTTATGTCTAATATGACACCGTTCGAAATTCGCCTTGAACTTTTAAAAATGGCGAAAGAAATGCTTTCTGATGACTACTACGGTAAGAGAGAGCAAATCAGTAATGATTGGTCCATGCAATGTGAGACCGCAAAAATCAAAGGCGAAACCCCGCCTCCACACCCAGGCTTCCCACAGTATCCTTCTGAAGCGGACATTATCGCTAAGGCTCAGAGCCTTAATGGCTTCGTTTCGAATATTACTGTAGAAACAAAGGCAAGTAGGAAGTCTGCGTAACAAGAGGGGGTATGGCATCTCTCCATGCCCCCGCCTACACACAAGGAGAAACAATGCTTAGAAGCATATCACTTACTATCGCTATCGCAGTTACATTGATGGTATCTACAGTATACATGGTGGAGTCAACGAAATACTCACTTCCATTTAAGACATACTATAGCAGTCTGACGCCAGATGCCCGTGAAGAAGTAGAATGCCTAGCTGAAAATATTTACTTTGAGTCTGCGATGGAACCAACTGAAGGTAAACTTGCTGTTGCATTCGTTACAATGAATCGTTTAAAGAGTGGCAAATTTGCAGACAGTATCTGCGGTGTTGTCAAACAGAAGATTCGGAATGTTTGCCAATTCTCATGGTGGTGCGAAGACAAGCCCAAGGCAATAGCAACAAGCAAGGTCTTGACAAATGGTGACAACAAGTTGTATAATGCTATTCGTGATATAGCAATGTTCGTCTATATCAATTATGAAAGAGTATCAGATCCATCTAACGGTGCTATGTTCTATCATGCCGATTATGTTAACCCACGATGGCCAAACATGATTAGAACAAATGTCATTGGTAGACATATCTTTTATAACCGTAAATCATACGAAAAAGGAGAATTAGTATGAAAGAAGAATTGACAGTCCCAATTTGCATTACATTGATGGTACTTGCTTTAATTGCTTGTGTTAGTTATTACAATATTAGTGACAGAAAACTAATGTCACAAAACATTGATAGTGCAATCGCAAAAGGTATTGACCCACTATCAGTTCGTTGTTCTTATGCAAGTGAACGTGATGTAATCTGTGTTGCATTCGCCGCTTCGGCCCAATCGCACAATGTAGCAGCACAAGCTAAAAAATAATTAGGAAAATATTATGCAAATCAATTTGAGCATTTTTGATGAAGATGGTGAAGTGTCTTTGACTGGGAAATTTAATTTAGGAAATCGAACTAAACTCGAAATTCTAGATGCAATTGATAATTTGCTTTCAATCGCAAAAGATTATCAAGAATCTGCTACCTTAGAAGATGAAGACCTAGAAGAAGAATATGAAGCACAGGGAACTGAAGAAGAATATGCCCAACCATGGCAAGAGGTAGATAATAGTAATAAATCGTGGCAATGGACTGTCGACCAAATGACAAAAAATGTCACGCTGAAAGATGTAGATCCTGATGCCCACAAAAGATGAAATGGCTAAGTTTGCAAGGGCGATTGAAACCCTTGTTGCAACTACCGACTTAAATTATGTAGAAGCAATTGTTGAACATTGCAAAACAACCGGTCTTGAGATTGAGGTTGCGGCTTCGCTCGTAAACCAAAACCTAAAATCAAAGATTGAGAATGATGCGATGGACAAGAATATGCTCAAAGTGAAAAGTTCTCGACTTCCTATATGACAGGCTATGAAGCATTCTCTCTTTACGAATCTCTGAAACTCCATTTCTCAAAAGAATCCTATGATTTCTTTAAGTATAATGGTAAGACAAGAGTAAGTGTCCAATCGTTTGAGATTCGTAAAGACAAGTATTATTTTTACAGGTTATCACGCAAGTATCCAAACAAGGATAACTTGATTGATTTTCTTGTGGCTAACTTCCTTGAGGATGAAAACATTTGGATAGGGCAGTTGTTGGAAGAAGAAGCACACTTACAGTATCTCGTTAGGCAAAAAGTCATTCAGTCACTATCATACACCTTTGAAAATGATTGTAAACTTATGCTTGAAAGTTGTAAACTTATTTCTGAAAGTTGTAAACTTAATCCGAATGAATTGTTGAAAACTGATGGTGACTATCCAATTCTTTTGACTAAGGCCCTACGAAAAGAAATTCAGATAGAAACTTTGTGCATACTGAATCAGATTCTTGGCTTTCTTCCAATGTGGACAAAAAAGATTACTGACACCATTCGTTGGCCAGTTTACAGGCAAAAGATGATTAAGTATACCGCTTTTCTGCCACAAGATACTGTAAAATACAAGTTGATTTTGAAAAAGGTGATTGAACAATGAAGATTTATTTGGACATGGATGGCGTTCTCTGCGATTTCAACAAGAAATACAAAGAACTTTATTCTGTAATGCCAAACCAAGCATCGCGTGACAACAAGATGTGGTCGGGTAATTGGCATGATTTTATCAAAGGTAATAACTTTGAAAAACTGGATTGGTACCCTGGCGGTGAACAGTTGCTGTTGTTCCTGCGTAAACAACATCCAGAAGTTGATGTAGAAATTCTTTCTTCATCTGGTGGTCCACAATTCCATGATGAAGTGGCTAGGCAAAAGAAAGTCTGGTTGAAAATGCATAACATCGCATATAAGCCAAACATCGTTCCTGGTCGTAAAGAGAAAAGTAAGTATGCTGGAAAAAGCATCATTCTAATTGATGACACACCCGATGTTATCGAAGCTTTTGATGCTGCTGGCGGTATCGGCATACTTCATAAAGATGTAGGCAAAACTATAGAACTTTTGAAAGTTTTGCTTGCGTAGCGACTAAATACCTTTATATTATGTTGTTGTGAATAAGTCGTTTATATACCGTTAATACTCCGTTAATACGAAAGGAAATACTATGAGTAGCTTTGCTAATCTAAAGCGTAACAAATCGTCTTTTGAAAAACTTACAAAGGCGATTGAAGCAACAAGCCAGTCCACTCCTGAGGCTGGTTCTAAAGACGATACCCGTTTCTGGCAACCCGAAGTAGATAAAGCAGGTAATGGCATGGCTGTTATCCGTTTTCTTCCTGCTCCTGCGGTTGATGGTGATGATGCACTTCCTTGGATTCGTGTATTCTCACATGGCTTTCAAGGACCTGGCGGCTGGTTGATTGATAACTGCCTGACCACCTTGAACGAAAAGTGCCCTGTTTGTGAGCATAACAACACCCTTTGGAATTCAGGTATCGAAGATAACAAAAATGTTGCCCGTAAGCAGAAGCGTAAACTTTCTTACATCGCAAACATCCTTGTTATCTCTGATCCTTCCAACAAACAGAATGAAGGCACTATTCGTTTGTTCAAGTTCGGTAAGAAAATCTTTGATAAAATTACCGAAGCGATGAATCCAGAATTTGATGATGAGAAGGCAATCAACCCATTTGATTTGTGGGAAGGTGCTAACTTCAAGTTGAAGATTCGTAATGTTGAGGGTTATCGTAATTATGATAAATCAGAGTTTGCTGACCAGTCTGCACTCTATGATGGTGATGATGCTAAACTTGAAGAACTGTGGAAGAAAGAACACGGTCTGAAAGAATTCACCGAGAAGAAACATTTCAAGTCATATGAAATGCTGAAAGCACGCCTTGATAAGGTTCTTGGTTTCGATGGTGCTGCAATGGCACCTCGTTCTAAGGCAGCAGATAGTGTTGTATCATTCAAGGAAGAAGATACTTCCGTCCTTGATGGTGCTCAGGCTGCTGATGAAGATTTGGATTACTTTAAGTCTCTTGCAGAAAAAGAGTAATTACGAACCACCAAGCTGTCTAGGAACCGCCTGTTGACTCCAATCGACAGGCGGTTTTCCATTTAATCCCGGTGTTCTTCTTATTGTTCCAGATGTTTGATTAGATAGTGGTGACTGTTGTGGAATATTTACAGTAGGTCTAGAAGCTTGTGTTTGCAAATTGGTATTTTCTTGTGACATAGAACCAATATTAGATCCTTGTAATGCTGCTTGAACTTTTGGA